TTCAATACTGAAAACGTTGCTCCACTTGTTTTCATTATTAAAGCTGGCTTTGTTTTCATATTTTTGAATGTCTCACAAAATACTTTTACCAACATACCTGTGTCTTTTCTATCATTACCTAATTCACCTTGTAACCAATGTCCTACATAAAGAAAACTAAATTTTTCTTCAACTTTGTCCATCTCGTCAACAAGATTTTTTGAAAACTCCTTTGTGGGTTTGTATATATTTGTATCAGCTCCCTCAAACAAAACTTCAAGTGGTTTTTCATTTTTTAAAATACCAACTGTTTCTTGTGTTCTATCATCCACTTTTGTAAACGATATTGCATTCAAAGTATCTTTTACAAAATTAGATGGTACAATATTCAAATTCATCCTATTCATTCCCTCTACCCATTCTGGTTTACAAACTGTAGTCTCTATACCAGCTGTGATACCAATGTTATATTTTCCAACTGGTTGAAATTCTATTGGTATTACAATGTGAATATGTAATTCTGGTTGTTTAGGTAAATTTGGTTCTGACAACAATCTGTCAATTATTACCTTATCATTCTCATCATCTAAATTTAAAGCATTCATTGGTGTGTTACCCCATCGTACAGGCCAAATCTTTACATCATATTTATCTAATTTTATTAAAGCCCTACATATATCTCTACTATGAGCACCATAACCACTTCTAGTGGCTACTGGAGCTGTAACTAAACATATTGGTTTATCACTCATATTAACTCCTTACCTGAACGGTGATTCTAAAAATTTTTCTAATCCTTTAATAACCTTAATCCAAAAAATATCTTCACTTCCTCTTAAATTTCCGTCTATATTTTTTCTTTTTCTAGTTCTTTTAACTCTTGGCATCCTTGACTCCTATGCTTTAAAAATACTAAAACGTTTTCGTGGTTTCCAATTACTAAATCCTATGTCCATTTGTTCAATAAAATTTTGAGACATCGATTTAGCTGACATCATAGACTCATCACCCATAACAAATTCATGTCCTTTCATACCACACTCACTTCTTTTTTCTGCTCCCATATCATACCACTCTTTCATTGCTTGACCAGCATCATCAAATCTACACCTATCATCAAATATATATGGTGTAGGTATAGAACCAGCTAATGACCTATTTGATGGCCATATTGGTTTTACCCAATCTCCCCAAGTTAAATCTGAATTATCTTTCCATTTTCTATCATCATGTAAGGATTGTATCTCATCGTAATCCTCATGGGTTAAGAATTTATCATTTAATCTAAAACCACATTGGTCTTGTAATCCACCTGTGACATTGACTATGATTGGTGTACCAGCCATTAATGATTCACAAGTTCCCAATCCAAATCCTTCATTAGAAGCCATATTAATAGTAACGTCAGCCATGTTATATAAGGCATTTAAACGTTCTGGTGATAATTTTTTATCACTAAAATAAACTTTGTAATCACCAGCTATGACATTCGCAACAACTGGTAAATCTGTACCATTTTCGTCTCGTGGTTGTGTATGCATTAATAAACCACATTTTTCAGCCTTTTCTTTTGGTAACATATCACAAAATGTCTTAAAGGCTAAAATAACATCACCAGGATTTTTACGTCTTATGTTTCTGTTGTTGTAGAACACTAAGAAATCAATTTCATCATTTGTAAGTTGTCTTTTCATCTCTAATAAAACAGAATCATTTGATTTCAAAGGTTTAAAATGATTTTCATTTACACCATGAGGTAGATAAGTGACCTGCCAATCTTGAGGTGGATTTTTCTTCCAAACTTCCCTTACTATAGCTACAGTTTGTTTTGATATATTCATTATCAAATCACAAGATTCGTAAAAAAATTCATTATATTTTGGAGCTGGCCAATCATCCCAAATATTGTAATAAAAAATAGGGATTTCTTGTCTTAGTTCGTGTTCCATATCATATAACCATCCCCAAAATCTTGGATCCGTATAATGTAATATAGCATCGGGTCTTTCCCTTCTCATCACATCGCGAAGTAACTCTTGATTCCCATATCCACTTATAGGATATATTGTTAGTTTAGCATCTTTCACACCTGTTTCTTTACGAATATTATCATCCATATTAAAGACTTTACCTTCTTCA